CTTCTATACCTGCAGATAAAAAGGAAGAAGCATACGAATGGCTTCGTGAGAACGGACTGGGTGACCTTATCAAAAATGAGGTAACCGTTGCTTTTGGACGTTCCGAAGATAACAAGGCACAGCAATACGCTGTCCTTGCGCAAGGTCAAGGGTATGAACCTATCCAGAAATTAAAGGTTGAACCAATGACACTTAAAGCACTAGTCAGAGAGCGTGTTGAGGCTGGACTTGATATGCCTTCTGACTTATTTAATTTGTTCACAAGCAACAGAACAAAAATAACAAGGAGTAAATAAACATGAACCAAGTAACAGAGAAAAAGTCTGCACCACTTCCTTCAAATATGTTTGAAGAAGATGCAGCAAAAGGTTTAGGTGCAATAGGTCAAGAAGATCTAGCCTTACCTTTTCTTAAAATCCTAGGACAACTTTCACCAGAAGTTAACAAACGTGATGGTAAGTATGTTGAGGGTGCAGAACCAGGAATGATTTTCAATTCTGTTTCTGGAGAGTTGTATGATGGGGTGAAGGGCTTAGACGTCATTCCTGCATTTTATAAACTTGAATACATCGAATGGAAAGATAGAGGGGAAGGACCAGGTGCACCAGTTGCAATTTATGATTCTTCATCTGATATCATGTCCAAAACAAAACCAGATGCAAACTATAAAGATAGACTACCAAACGGTAACTATATTGAAAAGACTGCATCGCATTTTGTTATAATAACCGGTGACAGTCCATCGACTGCATTAATTTCTATGAAGTCTACTCAATTAAAGATTAGTAGAAAATGGAATTCAATGATGTCGGGCATAAAACTAAAAGGTAAGAACGGTTTATATACGCCGGCATCTTTTAGCCACATTTACAAACTAAAGACCACTCAAATGTCTAACGACAAAGGTACATGGTTTGGTTGGGAAGTAAGTAAAGTTGGTCCTATTACTGACGCAAGTCTTTATCAGCAAGCTAAATCGTTTTCAGAAAGTATCTCTAAAGGTGCAGTGAAAGCGAAGCATGGTGAAGAGAAACCAGCAGAAAGTAGCAGCATTATATAATCCCTTCGGGGTATGTGCACAGCGTGGGCCATAAGGGAGACTAAGTGGCCCACGTAGACAGGATAATTATGCAAGAATATATAAAAATATTTAATGGCTATAAACATGCGTATGGTATCGCAGACTGGACCAACGCTGTCATTGATCCAGAGAATGGCAAAAAGAAACCTGTATACAGATGGAACTACGAAGAATTCACTGACGCTATTTATCAAGAACATTTACAAGGAAATATATCTGTTGGAATACAACCAACTAATGAGAAGGGAAATGCACAATTTGGAGTCATAGATGTAGACCCAAAACAATACAAAGATTTTGACAAAAAATTTTATCTAGAAACTATTCAAGAATACAAACTACCACTTGTACCTGTAGAATCTAAAAGTGGTGGATTACATTTATATTTATTTTTAAACGAGTTTGTACAATCAACAGTTATTGTATCATTCTTAAGCAACTTACTACCTCTATTTCATCTTAAACCAGACTGTGAGATATTTCCTAAACAAACACAACTAACAAAGGATCCGGAAACAGGGATCATGAAACCAGGACAATTTATAAACCTACCATATTATGGTGGTGAAAGACGTGCTGTTAATATTGATGGCACATTCTTTACACTAGAACAATTTATAAAAGTTGTAGAAGCAAACATAACTACAAAAGACGAATTGAAAACTATTACAGAAGACATGGAGAAACAATCTATGGAGGGTGTAGACGAAGACTTTGTTGAAGGACCGCCTTGTCTTGCGTTAATATCTAAAATATCTAATCAACCTAATTTTGACGGTAAAGATAGATTTATGTACAACTACCATGTATTTGTAAAGATGAAGTATCCAGATAATTGGGAACAGAAAGTTAAGAACGCACCTGTAAAATATTTTGCAAGAGAACACGCTAATGCGTGGGATGACAATAAATTAAAACAAAAGACAAGATCATGGAACAGATCAGAAAAAGGTTACACTTGTAATCAAAGCCCTATTAGCGATTTCTGTAAAAAAGGTATCTGTGTTAAAAAGAAGTTTGGTATACTAGCAGGATCAAAAGGACAGTATCCTGTGTTAACAAACTTAAGAAAGATAGACATAGAACCAGACCCAGAATATGAATTTGATGTAACCAAACCAGATGGTATTGGTAAAGCAACAGTGCATTGTAAAACAATAGAACATGTAACTGATCAACGTAAACGTAGAAACTCAATAGCAAAAGCTGCAGGGTTTCCACCACCAATTATAAAAGCACCAGAAGATCAAACAGTATTAGAAGCTTTGTTTCAAACACAAAAAATAATTAATCCACCGGTAGGTACATCACCAAGAGAAAAACTACATGATGTGTTGCATGCAAAAATAAATGGACCTAAAGCTATGAACGATGCTGCGTTTAAATCAGGCACAGTATTAATAGAAGATGGTTATGCATACTTTAAATTTGACAAATTTTACAGCAAATTACAGTCTAAGAATTGGAAACACGGTGAAGACAAGACAGGTGTTATGATGAAAACTAATTACAAACATTGTGACATACAGTTTCTAGAACAAAAAAGATATCCAAGCACTGTTAAAAACAAATACAATACACCAACAAAAAACGTGGTGTGTATAAGTATCGAACATTTTAAAGACGTAACAATTAATCATAACAAATTAAAACACAACACGGAGATAATGTAGTGGCTGTTAGAAAAATATTAGGTCCACCAGGTACAGGTAAAACGACTAAACTTATTAAGTATGTAAAAACATTTGTTAAACTTGGTACACCTATCGATAAGATTGGTTACTTTGCATTTACAAAGAAAGCTGCAGAAGAAGCTGTAGACAGAATGTTAGATGCATACCCTAGACTACAGAAAAAAAATTTAAAACATTTTAGAACATTACATTCACTGGCTTTTACACAGTTGGGTATGAAGAAAAGTAATGTTATGCAAGACGAGCACTACCAGGACATAGGTCGTAAACTTGGTATAGAAGTCACAGTTTATTCTAATGGAGAAGAGAAGACTGGGTTTGTAGACTCTGACAGTGAATACTTTAACATTATAAATGCAGCGAGGATTAAGAACGTAACTATCGAAGAAGAATATAATACAGACATGTATTCAGAAGACATAGATAAACATATGTTACAGATTTTAAAAGATGAAGTTGACAACTACAAACAATCTTATGGCCTAGTAGATTTTACAGACATGATAGAAAAATTTAATGTGTCAGAATTGTGTCCAAAATATGACGTAGTATTTGTAGATGAAGCACAAGATTTATCACCAATACAGTGGAAAATGTACGATATACTTAAGAAAAACTCTAAACATGTTATCTTAGCAGGCGACGATGATCAAGCTATTTATGGTTGGGCTGGTGCAGATGTGCAACGTTTTCAAGACGAACCGGCAAAGAACATTATTTTGCCACAATCTTACAGGGTGCCTTACGAGGTGCAACAGATAGCAGATCAAATATTAAATCGTATACCTGACAACAGAAGAATTAGAAAATTATGGGCTTCACGTCCTGAAGGAGGCTCTGTAAACCATGTAACATCGATAGAGGATGTTCCATTGCATCAAGGTGATTGGTTAATACTATCTAGAACAAATGATAAGTTAGTTAAATTAAAAGCTGTGTTAGAAGAAATGGCTATTTACTTTGAATTAAAAGGTAGAAAAAGTTATAAGACAAGATTGTATACAGCAGTAAAACATTACACAAGATGGCAACAAGGAGATGAATTATCTCTATCTGAATTAAAAGATGTTCTAGAACAGACAGGACAAAATCCAGATCCATTTCCTACAGAAGAAAGAATGTATGATTTAGCAGAATACGATCATGTAAAAGAGCACGACTGGTACGAAGTATTTACACAAGACCCAGAAGAATGTTTATACATTAGAGAAATGTTACGTGGTGGAGAAGAGTTATCAAAACCAGCAAGAGTAAAATTATCAACTATACATGCAGCAAAAGGTGGAGAAGCAACAAATGTTTTAATGATCTTAGACAACACAAAAAAAATAAGAGAAGCTGTAGATAAAAGTGAAGACAAGCACGATGAAGAACATAGGGTTTGGTACGTAGGAGTGACACGTACAAAACAAAATTTATATATAATGATACCACAAAGGGAGGATAGAAGTTATGACATCTGAAAAAGAAAACCCATACTTAAAACAAGTTTCGGGAACACATTACATGTATATGAAAATACAGCCTGCAGAGTTTATCAACAAGAATAAATTGCTTTTTGCAGAAGGAAACGCTATAAAGTATATATGCAGACACTCGCAGAAAGGCGGAGTAAAAGACATAGATAAAGCAATACATTATTTAGAAATGATTAAACAAAGAGACTATGGAACCGAATAAACATATACCACATTACATGGGTCTGTTTACATGTCTGTTAATTTTATGTTATTTAATATGAAGAGAAGTGTAATTAGAAAAGTTATTAAAGTAAATAAACACAAATTTAATTTAGAAATATATCCAAGACTAATTGATTGGGAGATCTTTCCACATGACTACGATGCTGCTTTGTATGCATTCAGTAACAAAGAGAAATTAAACAAAAAAATTAAAAATAACCACGTATATCAAAAGGAAATAAAATGAAGATACCTACGTTTAGTGCACAAACAGAATGGGTTATACCCACAGAATTTCCTGACTTACGACAGGTAGACGAAATAGCAATTGACTTAGAGACAAAGGACCCAGACTTAATTAAAAAAGGGTCTGGATCTATCATAGGTAATGGAGAAGTTATAGGAATAGCTGTAGCTACTGCACATTATAAAGGATACTTTCCTATTGCACATGAGGGTGGTGGTAACATGGATCGTAAAAAAGTTTTAGAATGGTTTAAAGATATTTTAAATACCACTTCTACAAAAATATTTCACAATGCAATGTATGATGTGTGTTGGATTAGAGCTATGGGTTTTACAATCAATGGCAGAATTGTAGATACAATGATAGCTGCAGCTGTGACTGATGAAAATAGATTTAGATATGATCTTAATAGTTTGTCATGGAAGTATTTAGGTTTTGGTAAAAACGAAGCAGCACTTGCAGAAGCAGCAGCGGAATGGGGTATAGATCCAAAGTCAGAAATGTACAAACTACCGTCGTTAAATGTAGGTACATATGCAGAAAGAGACGCAGAAGCTACGTTTGGTTTATGGCAAGAAATGAAAAAAGAAATTATTGCACAAGACCTGCAATCAATTATGGAACTTGAGACAGATCTGTTTCCTTGTCTAGTTGACATGAGATTTAAAGGTGTAAGAGTTGACGTAGAAGCAGCACACAATCTTAAAAAGACATTGATAGGTGAAGAGAATGCTTTACTAAATGCCATTGAAAAAGAAACTAATGTACGACCACAGATTTGGGCCGCAAGCAGTATAGCAGAAGTATTTGAAAATCTAAAGATAGAGTTTGAGCGAACTGAAAAAACACAAGCACCTAGTTTTACTAAAAACTTTTTACAAGAACACAAACATCCTGTTGTTAACATGATTGCAAAAGCAAGAGAAATTAACAAAGCACACACAACTTTCATAGATTCTATTTTACGTTATGAACACAAAGGTAGAATACATGCAGAAATAAATCAGTTGCGTAATGCAGGTGGTGGTACAGTTACAGGAAGATTCTCTTATCAGAATCCTAACCTACAACAGATTCCAGCACGTAACAAAGATCTGGGTCCTAAGATAAGATCGTTGTTTATACCAGAAGAGGGTTGTAAGTGGGGAGTCTTTGACTACTCACA